TAGTAATTGCACGTTTACACTTTCATCCCTCCCTATACCAAACATAGCTTGCTTCATGCCTTGAACATCAGCATCTGTTGGCCTAGTTTCACCTGATGCCTTAAGCGTCTGTCTGGCCGCTACCTCTGAAAATGCATTAAACTCTTCATCAAACTCAGCTTGTGAGGTGTAAACCCCAGGAACAAATGATGCCGCCTTTCTTCCTGCGCCAGAATTTACTTGACCAGAATCTAGTAACTCTTTGAATTTTTGAGCCTTTTTAAGTGCTGATGTTCTTCCTGATGCAGAGTCAGATAAAATACCCATCTTTTTAATGTTGTTCCTTTGTGTTTGAACTTGCTGATCGTTAAGTAAGTTTTCAGCCACTTGTGCTGTTTTTATTGTTTGATCAAGCCTTTTTAGCTCAATTTTTCTTTGATGTGACTGCATGCTTGATTTTTTAATAGCTTCTTTAGCGTCATCACCTGAAAGCGTTTCACCTGATGCTGATGTGACTTGTCTTGTTCCGTCACTTAATAGGGATATTATTGAGCCATCCTCTAGTATTTTTGATGACTGGACATTAAATGCATCTCTACCACCGTAACCATAGCTAGCTTTCGCCTCATCAGGGCCAAGATACTGAACAGTTAACTCTTTCAGGTTTGTACCTGTTGGGTCTGATTGAAGTTGTGCTATATCATCAGCGTCAAAGTCATCTCCACCAAACTTAACCATTTCAGCATATGCGGCTTGTTGGTCTTCTGGTCTCATTCGCTGTATGCGGTGTATCTTTCTTACAGCATCTTTGTTTGCTGCTGATCGCGTTTCTGCATCTGCGCCTTGCTGCTGCTGTAAATACTGAGCCACTTTCATAGCTGCCTGTGGGTCTTGAGTCATTAGTTGCTGAAATGCGGCAACATCACCATTCATAGCTGCTTGTGCCACTTCATTTAATGCACCCTGCTTAGCCGCTTGTTCTTCTTCACGATTACGCTGACCAACCAATTGCCCTACTTGCTGAATAGAGTTACCAACACTACGCCCAATATTTCCGTAAGCGTTACCCATGTTTTCGCTACTTCTTACAAGTGGCGACATATCTACTTGAAAACCTGCCATTTTAAAAGCCTCCGTAATTAATAGCTAAATAACCGTCACGCTCGACAACCAATTCAGGTCGAACCTTTTGTACTTCTTGTGCGATATGACCTTCACTTGACCCTGTTAATCCTAGTTCTTTTGCTGCGTGATTCCAATCCCATGTGTACCAAGGTAAATCATGCTTTTCATCAACCTTGACGATATTTTTCTTTAGTCGCTTGTCGCTTGCTGCAATTACCCCTCCTGCGCCAAGCAATGAGCTACCGATTTGACCATACATATTTGTTTTACCTGCTGCTGCATTTTGCTTACCTGCCGCATTAGCAATATCAACATTAGCAACCTGACCACGCGCAGCGCCTTGTCCTGCGATAATATTCTGTGCTGCTGTGGAATACGCATCAGTAGCACCAAAGCCAGTATTGGCAATTCCTTGCTTACCTGCTAGCACTTGATTAACCAAGTCCATCAACACGTTTTGACTGTTTTGTGCTAGGTTTTCCTGTGTAGTGCCAGACCTAAAGCCGCCTGTCATTTGTGTGTTTCTAGCAATAGCATTTTCACCTTGGCTAACAAGCTGCGACATAAATGGTGACTGCATTGCTTGGTCAATAATAGGCTGCTGACCTCCGCTTGGCTGCCCGTAGCCTGCAACCTTCGACTCTAGTGCTTTTATTTGTTGTGACAGCAGATTTTCTGTTGTGCTATCTTTTATGATACCGCCCATCTGGCGCATCATATCACTGGTTCCAGAAAAGCCTTCGTTCATGGGTGTTGATTGTGTGGGCTGGAGTGACTGCTTAGCTTTTAACTCAGTGAGTAGGTCTACATCTGCTTGCTGTTCTGGCGTGTAACCCCCTCCACCATAAAACCCAACCAAATCACCGAATGCCTGCTGACCTGCCTGCATGGTTGGCTTGTATATCCCCCCTATTTCAGACTTTAATGCTTGCTGCTCTGCTAGCGTTTGCAACCCTAAACCTTCTGCTTTTGCTGCCGCTGCATCTGCCGCCTTTCCTGCTGCTGTACTGCCAGTCCTTAGCTTCTTAAACGGGCTATCACCAGCCAAACCCAGCGTAGCGACACCCAACACCTTTGAAAATAAACCCATATCAAACCCCTAAATATCATTTTTATTAATTATATCATGCCTACCTAACTTCGCGACCTGTCACCGTAAAGTAGATAGAGTTTATAGCAGAAGACTCAATTTTGAGTTCTCCGCCTGCTGGTATCACTTGATTGACTAAACCAATACCTAAATCAATCTCGCCCCATACCACTATTTTAAATGGCCTTTGCGGCTTCTCAACACCACCAACAACAATATACGCTTTATAGCTAGCGTTAACGCCTGAATTATTGGCGGCGGTGAATGACTCTATCACCACGCCATTAGTTGAAGGTGCTGTATACGCAGCCTCTATAGTGTCCGGTGCGGTGTTACTGTAATTATCAACTATCTGTACGGTTGCCATGCTACCTCTCCTGTATTCTGTAAAAGCTACCCGTTTCAGCTGTCACGTTAGACGTTGCGCTGTTATTTCTGACTTGAATTTTTAAATAGTCATTTTCCTTTAATGTCGTTCCAGTCAAAATGGTAAAATAAGCAACATCGCGCCCGCCTTGGAGGTTGTTGATCTGTCTTGTTTGCGCTGTATAATCTAAGTTTACAAATGTACTAGTGCTATCCTCCCACTTAACAAACCTAACTGTAATTTCATTATTTGATGAACCCTCTATAACTAAGCTCGATGTAATTTCAAATTCAATCGGATTAGCCCCTAGGTGGGTTAATGTACCAGAAGCTCCTCCTGAAAAGTGCTGCAAATCACCAGCAAAAAATACACCCCCCAGGTCATAGTATGTTGACGCAGCACTGATTACTGTTGTTGCCTCCGATGTAATCGACGTATTCCCACCAACAAATGTGTTAATTAATCCGTTATTTTGCTTCCAGTATGAGCATAAGTCCGAGTTCGCCACGTTAGGTGTGATGCTAGCGTCTGACGCGTCATAACTTCCACCTCTAGTTATCTCGCAGCCCTTTAGCTGCAATGTTGAAGAGTTAGGGAGGTTTCTGGGGCTAAAATCAATTAATGCAGCAGACGCAGGGAGGTCGCAGTTTATGTCTGTTAAGAACCTGCTTCTCATCTCAAAAAGCACCCCTTCTTGGAATAGCGCCCCAGTCATGCCCGCTGATAAACCCCTAACGATAGAGGTCGAGATTCTAAAACCGCCAAGCCAAATACCATGTAAAGTTAAGGCTGGTGATCCACCAAACCTACCAGTGCCTTCCTCTAATCCTTGCCTGTAGTCATACAAGTCACCTAGAGAGGTGCAATCAATGTAATTTATCCTGTAGAATTCTATAGCGCCAAATGAGTCGCTGCTATACAAATTATAAATCTTGCTATTATTCCCAGTAACTGACATATAGAAATCTGCACCAAGAACGTCACCAGAGCCTATAGCAATAGACTCAGACACGAACATCGTATAGTTATCAGCCGAAGAAAAAAGGCCGCTAGTATTTAACGAGTAACCAGATAAAACAATGCCCCCAGCAGGGACAGTTATCGATACGGAGCCCATGTCAATTTTGCCATCAATTAAGTATGTTTTTGTGCTATCAATAACGCCACCAAGCTCAATAGCTGCATTCGCTTGATTAACAACGATCACGCTATCCAAGTTGTTACTAAATAACTGGGAAAAATTACTGTTTATTTTTGCTGTGTAATCCCACGGGGTGTCGCCAAGCTTGTCGTTTGGCTGCGTTGAATTTGGGTTTAATATTTGTTGTGCCATTATGCTATCACCTTATCCATTGAAAACTCTGTTGAATCCATCGTAAAACCTTCTGTGTCCATCGTGAATTCAGGCAGACCGGTTATTTGTCGTTGCAACTGCTGAACTTGTGCGGATATATTTGGGTAGTGCGACTCTTGAAGGTCAATTATATCTTCTTTGTTTTCTATAACTATAATCTCAAGGTTATCTACCTCGCCAGCCATATAAACAGAGTCTTGCAATATCCCTTGATAATCATTTACAAGCAAGTCAGGCCAGTTTGTCAGCGCCTTTAATTGGCTGTAACTTAATACAGCTCTGCGTGTGTTGGTGCTTCTTGGGTCTGCCATTAGCTAGCATCCATATCAAGTCTACAGAATGACATCCTAGACCTTGATGCTGTTCTAATTTTAAATGATACGGTATCTCTAACATAGCCCATGTTCCTTACTTCAAAGTTGTGACTATAATCCAAACTTACACCGTACTCGTTTGTCCATTCCCTCCCGAATGTGCGTAAGTTTTCAGACCTAGAAATAAAGACGGTAGCATCATTATCTGGCGATATACCTGGAATAGTTTTAAATTTTAAGCTGTTAATTGATAAAGTCTCTGCGGGTATAGATGGCGTGTATAGCAATCCTGATACAATATCACCATACTGAGTGCAAACAGAATCATCTAAGAAGCCTATTTTACCTGACTGCTTATCTCCTATGCACCACTTGCTAAATCGTGGGTCGTAGGTCATATCTTTGCCGCGATAGTTTGAGCAATTCAACCCTGAGCCAATAATAGACCATGCGAGATCAACGCCAAATTTACGTGCAACACTGTCATTATAAGCTAGTGTTTCGTTTGGTAGGTGGGCGATCATCCAAGTAACCCCGTCCTTAGTAAATACTTCGACAACAGTTTTTGATAACTGTTCGCCTGAATACTTAGATAGTACCTTTTCTATTTCGCGACTGGTTATCGACTCAGATGAACCTGACTGAATAATAGTGAATTGATATTGAGTGTTTGCTCTGCGAGTTAATGCGTACCATTGATCTTTAAATTCCGCTTTTGCGTGTGTTCCTGCAATACCAGACTTTACGGCTTTTAATTGAATTCTTTGGTATGAGAAATTATCAACACCAGCGTTAACAAAATACTCTGTAGTCAATTCGTTAAACGCAATCAACTCGTTATCATCATTAAGGCCAACGCCCCATATTTTATCGGGCTGGAAGTCTGAGCCTATAAAGTCAGCAGGCTCGTAAGACTCTTCACTTAAAGCGCTAGACTGGAAAAGAAACTCTCCATCAGTAAGTACAAATCTAAAATCAGCCCATACGATAGCAATAGGTGAACCAATAGTGTCATCAAGTATCTGCCTGAACCCATCAGTAGGGTTGTAGTAGTAAAGCTTACCACTTGCCACAATAGCGAGGTTATTAAGTGAGTAGGTCATTGATGCCTGATCATCACCAGCAATAGAGCCAAGTACAGTTATTGACTCGTCATCTTCAACCTTAATTAACGACTCGCCTGATACTCTATACTGCCCCTCAAAACCTGTGCGTGCCACCCATATAGAGCCACGACTAACGCCTACGCCATCAGCAAAATCAGATAATCCGTAGTAGTTAAGCATATACCCCTGCTCCCCGTAAATATCACGAAAAACAGCATAGTAGTTTACAGGCAGTGCATCACGGTAATCAGTGTTATTGTCGGCCTTATCGCCTTTTATAAATGGAATACTTG